ACTCAGACCAAGATACAGACATCTCCAGCCTTCAAGCTGTAGACGTTAAAAATGAGTCTGACCTCAGTGTTGATGTTTCCAGCCTTCAAGCTGTAGACGTTAAAAATGAGTCTGACCTCAGCGTTGACATCTCCAGCCTTCACGCAAACATTGAATCTAATGATGTAGTTGCTATTAGCACAACCTTGACTTCTGGAGTTGACACTTCTGGTTCAATCAGCTTTGGGCGCACATTCGCAACAACTCCAGTTGTTGTTGCTCAGCTCAAAAGCTCAAATGCAAACGATCCAATTATCGCTTGCATGGTTTCCACAATTAGCACAACAGCTGCTACTGTAGCATTCGCAGATCAAACTCCGAATGGAAACTACAGCGTAGAGTTGATTGCTTCTATTGGGTAAACCTCACCGAGAAAGATATTTATTATCTTTGGCGACCCTTCGGGGTCGCCTTTTTTGTGTAAAATAACATATGAATAGAAAAGATTTATTTGATAGCATATTTTCAAAACCAGAAAAACACCCCCTAGGAAAGTACGAACCTGATAATAAAAAATACGCAAAAGAAAATCTTCCCTCAAGACACTCAAAGCCTGAAGCGCAAAAGAGATTAAAAAAACAATTTCAAAAACTAAGGCATAAAGCGTTATATTTAAATATGGAGCACGAAGAACTTATGGAAGACTTTCAACACATACGCCATGAATTTATAAGTAAAATGCTAGAATATTGCAAAAATAAAAATATAGAAAATCCATTCTGCTCAGTCCCCGAAGAAAATAATAAAAAAACAAATATAATTTCAAACAAAGAAATTAATGAAGTCTTTAGGGAGATAGTAAAAAAAACACATCCAGATTTAAATAAAAGTTTAACAGAAGAAGAATTAGAAGAAAATGTTGAACTATACAATCAAGCTATAGAAGGAAAACAAGATGGAAATTTTAGAAAAGTTTTACAAGTAGCCCTAGAATTAAATGTTAAAATCAAAAAAATATCACCTGAATTCATAAAACAATTACGCCAAGAAATCCAAAAAATGAACAAACAAATTCAACAAATCAAAAATGATATAATGTACAAATGGGGAAAGGGAGATGATAATCTAAAAAAACAAATCTTTGAATTATTGACAAAAAACCTAAAACCTTTAAAATAATTTACTATGATCGAATTTTATAATGTAAAAAAGAAAAAGAAAGTTCTTGTAGAAGAATCTACTGTAACAAAGCATGCTTACGAAAAAGTAACGAAGTCAGGTAGCCTCTCCATTAGATACGCATTAAAAGCTGTCGATGAAGACGGAACTAAATTAACTAAGTTCTGCAGTAAGGCAGATTACGATAGTTTAACTTGATTCAAAAATATGCCAGATAGTTCCATCAAAGATATAAATATTATCGTCTTCTTGTCCAAAAAATACAGAACCTTCTGGATCTCCAGTTCTTGATAGAATTTCTTGAGAATTAAGGATTTCAGCATAGGCAGTTTCTTCGCTTAGAATATCGCCTTTAGCCATTACATCTAAAAATAAATCCTGCTCTTCTATAGCCGAAGAAAAAGAAACATGGAAACCTGTAGAGCTAATACCATAAGGCATGTAAGAATAATATGATACTGGCGGGGTAGTTGATTTACTATTAAGCGTAACTAATACATTTGGAGCTCCATCAAAAACGCTTGTGGACCCAAGGTCTTCATACCTTATAGAAATATTCTCATCCCCAGAAAAAACATCAACCCTAGAAGATATAGTTTGACTTGATAATGCATCAAGATCTCCTGATATTTGTAAAATTTGATCAGAAATACTAATTCCGGTTTGAGATGAACCTAAGTTTTCTGAAAGTTGATTAATTTGGTTTTCTAAATTTTGTCCCGTAGAATTTAAATTGCCCGAAATAATAGATAAGTCACTAGAAAAATCCTCTGATATTCCCGATGAAAAATCAATCAAAGAATCACCAAGTTTTCTAGTAAAAACCCAATCGAATTCATTATTACTTTCTCCTGTTCTTTCGTATAGGTAGTTTGTATCGGAATCTAAGTATTCAGAACCAATAATACCTGCGGCTTTTTGACTACCTGAAGGAGGGCCAGTATCAGTGATTAGAGGTTTTCTAATCCCGAGGTTAGCATTAACGAAAGTTTCGAAAGCGCCCATTTCTTACTTCCTCTCGTTACTGTGGTATAAGATTGCTGCAGAGTATAAATCTAATTCGTGATCAGTAGATAAATTCTGAATCTCTGCGTTAACTCCTAATGACTCAATTTTATTTGGATCACTAATGCACAAACTAAGCCGCTCTTCCCATTCAGCCTCTAAAGATGAAACTACAATAGATTCGCATAACTCATCAATCATATTCTTCTCAGAACCCTTAAGCTTTGTTTTACCGAGTTTCTTGCGCATTAATTTATACCCATTATTTCTTAAAGATTCTGTAGAGTATATTACTCCTTGTAAATCTTTTCTTGAATATAATTGTTTTGATGTAGAATTTTCTTGAGGAATCCCAGAAGAACCTACGGGTCTTCCCACTTCTTGCTGTGGAGACTCCTTACCCACCTCCCCTTCTAATTCTGGTTCAATCATAGGTACTCCACCCACAATCGGATTATACATACCCTCTTTTCTTTGCTTGATATATTGCTTTTGTGCGGAAGGCATTTCTTCTGGCTTCGGATAAGAGCCTTTTTCTAAAACGTGCATTCCTTGCTCTGGAGTAATTATTCCTAATTCCATTAACCTTGTCGCAACTCTTTGGAGTTGAACTTCGTCCTTAATGTCAGTTTGTTCGAACCTTACTGTAGGATATTTCCTGAAACCTAAATTCTGGCAAATCATCTTTACTTGAGGCTGAAGAAAATCGTAAATAAATGCATTCCTAGACTCTTCTAATCTCTCAAGAAATATTTTCGCCTTCACTTGGGTATTACTATACCTCTCGTCTCCAACTATAACATTCTGTAAACCCTCCTTTATATCATTATTTATAACTTCATACTTAGAGGGTCCAACAACTTTGCCAATATCTGGGATAATAAATTGAGCTTTTGTAGTATGATCGCTAACAAGGACTCTGCCTACGCTTTCATTTTTAAACAAGTTTTGCATAGCCTCCATGTTCTTGGGGTTAATTCCCCCCTTGTCTGGCTCTGCACCCATAGTTATTAATAAAATTACATTTTCGATAGTTCTACATATAGCTTGATCTATCTGTTTTAATTCCAACTTGAAATTAATATCATCAAGCACTGGGTAACCAAAAGGAATAGCAAAAGGCTCATAATCCTGTTTCTTGTAAAAAGAGTATACAAGTTGACCTGGATCTAATTTAACCTTCAAGCCATCAGAGTTATAAGATCCCTTATTAATTGCGTCTTTAATTTCTGGACTTAAAGCCTCAAAGACTTGTTCATCATATTCTGTTTTTGGCGATTTAAGCCTTTCTATATCATACTCGCTTAATATTTTCTCGTAAACTCCGCTCTCAAAAGATGAAGATCTATTAGCAACGATATCGTATGGATTAAGCAAAATGTATTTAACAGGTAACTTATTAGGCTCGAGAGAAATTGTTGATCCATAAATTTTAGTTAATTTATCAAAGTCAGATTTTGAAAACTTACCATCTACTCTATATAAAAATATATTTCCGCTTCTATAATACTCCCTAAAGTATTGATCTTTTAGATTCCAAAGGTTAATTCGCTCAAACCATTTATAAACAAAATCTCTAGAATTTTGAGTTCCTCCCTCCAAATAAATATTAGAATTGGCAAACTCAGACATAACATCTATAGCGTTCCTAAAAACAGAAACGTTGGCGTATGCCTTTTGGCATAACTCTATAGCCTCCCTAACATCAACCCCGTCACTACTATAAGTATAAGGAAGCATTCCTCCAGATATATTAGAAAACCTATGCTTTTTATCTGATTTATGAATAGAGTTTCTACGCGATCCAAAATCATCTGACTTAGAAGAATTTCTTTTATATGCCGCAGAAGACTCCATATAATAAGGTTCTCCAGAAGAACTTGGCGAAATTAAAGGATTATCAATAAAAGCATTTAAGCCTTCAACCTTTTCCTTGTCGAACTGATTCCAATAATTAGACTTCTTGACATATTTCCTCTTACTCATCTATTATGGTACACAAAAGTCAAAGTAAAGTCTATTAAAAGTTAAAAGTTAACTTTATAACTTTTGGTTTTATTTAAAACGTGTATATATAAGTATGTCTGAAGAAAAAAGAAAAAGATGTAAAATATCCACTGAAAAAGGGGAAATCGGTGGAACAATTTTAAATGAATATGAAGAGATGGGTGGCGCGGATGATGGAGCCGTATTCGCAGTAATTGAGCTAGATAACGGGCAACTGATAACAGTAAAAATGTCCGAAGTATCAGATATTTAAAGTGTAATTATAATTTATGAGTCAACACACTTCAAATCCTAATTTTAGATATCCTAACGATAATAGAGACGCATCTCCTTCAAATTTTGACTACCCATCTCAACAAGAAGTAGGCTCAAGTGCTCAAAAAGGAGATAGAACCTATTATCCAAACGATAATCAAGGATATTATGCAAACTCAAATAGAGAAGACATCTCAACAATAGATCTTACAAATAAAAAACAACCACCAAATTCAAACTATAAAATATCATGATTTTTGCTATTTTCACATTGCTTTCAGCGTTAAGTATTTCTGTAATCGCTGCTTATTTTAGTATAATAGGACTCGCCACAATCTTCCCAGGTTCAATTGAAGCTGTAATCGCCATGGGTGCAGCCCTAGAAGTTGGAAAAATTGTTGCAGCAATCTGGCTTCACAAAAACTGGAAGTCGGCGCCAACAACTTTAAAAATTTATTTATTCTCTGCGATTGTTGTATTAATGGGAATTACAAGTATGGGGATTTTCGGCTTTTTATCAAAGTCTCATATTGAACACGAACAAAATAGTATAAAATCTCAAGCTTTAGTTGAACAAGTTGAAACTAAAATTGAAAGAGAAAACGAATACATACAAAGACAAAAAGATTTAATATCCCAAAATAAAGAAAAAAATCAAAATCTATCAGATAAAAGTTCTGAAAATATAGAACTAGAACAAAAGAAAATTTCGCAATTAACAGAGCAGTTAGAAAAAGACATAGATCTTGACAATAAAATGCTTCAACCAATTCAAGCAAGAATCAATCAATTAAACGAAGAACTAAATGCGGTCAAAAATAAATCAGGCGGATTATTCTCTAACAAAAAGAAAGAGGTGGAACAAAAAATATCAGACCAAGCCTCAGAGAGAGAAGAATTAAGTTCAAAGAAAAAAGAAATAGAAAATAGAATTTCTAAATATAGAAACGAAACCTCAAATCTTGTATCTGAAATAAGAAAAAGAATACAGGACTATCAAACAATAGGATTTGAAAAACCTGAAAATGTAGAATTAAAAATTGAAGAATTAAATAAAAATATCTCAGATGCATTAAATCGCATCGACGACCTGGAAAGGCAAAAATTTGATCTCGATGATGGATCAAGACAATTAGAGGCAGAAGTTGGACCAGTGAAATATGTTGCAGAACTTATCGCAGATTTCACAGGCATGGAATTCGATATGGGTAAAGCAGTAAGAATTGTAATAATTATATTGATTTTTGTATTCGACCCTCTTGCCGTATTACTTGTATTGGCCGCTCATATAAGTTTAAGCAAAAAATTTCCCAAAGCCATGCAAGACGAAGCTATAGCATTCGAGAAAATCGCTGAGCTTGAAGCTCAACAGAAGATATTGGAAAAAGAACAGTTAGATATTGAAGAGCGCAAAAAAGATATAGAGCAAGAAAAGAAGATTATTGAACTACAAGAGAATCAAGTCCAAAAATACCAAGAAGAAATATCCGAAAACAAGGAAGTTCTTCGCAAGTTAAAACTGGAATCTCAAAAAGAATTACTCAAGCAAGAAGATACCTCTGCTATATCTGCGGAAATTGAACAATTAATCGCTCAAAAAGAAAACGCAGAAGATGAGATAAAAGAAATAAAAATAAAGAAAAACAAATTATTAGATCGCGCCGAAGAAACAATCAAAAGCGCGAAAGAGATAAAGGCTGTATTAGGCGACCACAATAAACATAAAGAAACAATTGCAGAATTAAAATCAGAAATATGCATCAACCTTGAAGAATTTAAGAAAATTAAAGCTCAAGTGCAAGCGCTAGAATCCAAAAATAAATCATTAATAAATTCTGAAGATAATTTAAAAAAAGAAATAGAATCTCTTAATACTATCAAAAATGAAAAGCCAAACAAAGAATTAGAAGCTAAAATATCAGATCTCATTTCTCAAAAAAATCAATTATTAGAAGAAAATATAAATATTAAAAAGTCTTCAAGGTTAATTATAACAAAAGAATCATTACCTAATGGTAAACATTCCCTTACAATACCTTGCGCCAAAGGAGGTTCGCACGTGTTCACAAGACCGTCCACTTTCACAAATGTAGACATATTTAAATTAATAGAAATATCAGAAGAAATCAATAAAGATACATCTAATGACGAAAGTATAAAAAACAATATTTTTCAATCAATGGTAAAATCCTTAATCGACCCACAATTAAGTAATAGAGATTACAATAAATCAAAACCAATATATAAATATATTTCTTGACTTTAAACTCTAGATATGCTATAGTGCTTGTGTGAAAAAGTTAAACAAGCGCGACCTTATTAAAAAATTCGTAATTGAACCGAAAACCCAGAAGAGAATGTTCTGGGCTCGAGAAATGAAATTACTAAATGACTTAATGTCAATTTTCCCTAATGAGGATTTCTGGCAAAGAATAAATCTACCCAAGGTTTCATCGCTAGCGATATTAAGATCTGAGTATGGATTAAATACTTTAAAAAAATTATACCTTGAGTTTAATTATAAAATTCCAGAAAAAGTAGAAATACCTCTTGGAGAAAAATCTGGAAAAGATAAATTAATCTCGAAAAAACCAAAAACAATACGACAATTCTTAGATGAGTAAAACAAAAGACATACAAACTACAGATCAAATCGCAAAATTTCTTAGTGACAAAGACAACCAAAAGTATCACTACAACTTCTGCGAATCAGAAGAATATAAAATTCCTAGCGGCAGCCTTAATCTTGACATAGCTTTAGGTGGAGGACTTCCTGGTGGCGCTCATAGATTTACAGGAATTAATGAAGGGGGCAAGACAAGCTGTGCTATGGCATTTGCTAGAAATTTCCAAAAACACTTCGGTAAAAAAGGTATGATTATATACATCAAAAGCGAAGGAAGATTTAGCCCCGAAATGATCGAAAGATCTGGCATTGATACTGATCCAGAAAAATTCTTTTGCTTTGACTGCAACATTTTTGAAAAGGTGTTTGAATTAGTGCGTGAACTTGTTTTTAATAATGACAATGATAAGAGGTATATGTTTATCATTGATAGCGTTGATGCGCTTTGTAGAGTAGGCGATATTGATAAACCATTTGCAGAAAGCGAACAGGTAGCAGGAGGAGCACTAATTACATCTGTCTTCTTGAAGAAGATGGTTTTACCAATTACAAAAATGGGACACACAATGATTTTAACGAGTCAAGTTCGTGTTGAAGTAGCAACGAATCCTTACGCAAGCAGAGGAGGTCCAAAAGTTAAACAAGCAGGAGGAAATGCAATCAAGCACTATGCAAATTTTATTTTAGAATTTGAAGAAAGATATAGTTCTGATTTAATTTTCAAAAACCCAACCGCAACAAAACTAGATGAGAAAGGTGAACCGATTGGACATTACTGCAAGATTCGCTTTAGAAAAAGCGTAAATGAAAAAACGGGATCCACAGTAAGATACCCTATTAAATATGGGCAAAAAAATGGAAAGTCAGTCTGGCGGGCCAGGGAAATTCTTGACATGCTATATCTTTTTAATTTAATAGATAAAAAAGGAGCCTGGATATCCGTATCAGAAGGTTTAATAACTGAATTAAAAGACAAAGACCTAGAGATTAATGAAAAATTTCAGGGAGAGCAAAGACTTATAGATTACCTAGAAGAAAACGAAGCTCTTGCAGACTTTCTTTACGAAGACTTCAAGAATTTAACTAATGCGCTTTAAAACTTTAACAGGCGCAGTCCGCACTGTTAAGAAAGCAAAAAAGCATTTGATAGACTGGGACGGGTCAAGTAGAAGCAAAATACAATTTAATGCAAAACAATTCTTAAAAAAGTACTGGAGCAATCATATTGTATTTGAAGAGTTTCCTGTCGCAGGAACCAAACTATCTCTCGACTTTTATAATGCTAATAAAAAAATAGCAGTTGAAGTGCAAGGAAAACAACATACAAAATATGTTCCATTCTTTCATGGCAAAAATAAAATCAACTACCTTAATCAATTAAAAAGAGATAGAGATAAATTGAAATTTTGTGAATTAAATGATATACAATTAGTTGAAATATATGACGGGGACGAAGTGAATGAGAAACTTTTCGAAAGTTTTGGTGTTATTTTGTAGTTAGTGTAATATATATTATATGAGTGACGACTTTATTGATCCAGAAAATTTATCGAGATTTAATTTGCCAGAAAGTATTCTTAGTCAACTATTTGAGTTCACAGGATCTAATTCAGGAGATAGCGGTTTTATACTATCTTTCGTAAACCAAGATGGACTTCCTTCAATTATAACAAAAGCTAATTCCCCAATAGTAGAAATGGGTTTAAGAAAAGCTTTAGAGCAATATTTAGAGCAGGTTTCTGCTCAAGAAATAGAATTAAATTTACCGCCTGAGTTCGGCGACGAAGAAACCCCTTGACTTTTTAAGTTTTCTGTGATACCATGTAAGAATGGTATATTCACACGAACTAGAACAACACTTAATTGCGGGTTTAATAAAATACCCAGAAAGCTATCCGCTAATAGCGGCGTTTATTGATCAAGACGATTTTTACGACAAGAACACAATCGTAAATAAAACAATCTTCTCTATCCTAAGGCATGCTTTAGAAGGAGGGGACGCCCTTGATGAAGTTATATTAACACAAAGAGTGCAAGCTCTTAATATTTCATTCGAGGATAATATTAACATCGCAGATTATATTAAAGCATTATCTATGCGACAAATCTCAAAAGAGGGGGTATTAAAAGCCGCGCAAGAACTAAAGAAAATTACGGTCAGAAGGGAGATACATAATGCATCCGTAGAAGTTGCAAAGAATATGAAAAATATGTCCCCCGGAGCAACCTTTGACGATATAGTAAGTGAAGCAGATAAAATATATAACGACAAAATAAATCTTTACGAAATTGGGTCGAATAAACCTGAAAATTTATTTGACGACATGGAAGACTTTATTGAAGAAAGAGGTAATAATCCTATTGATGAATTTGGATTGATGGGACCGCACCAAAGAGTAAACGAATTATATGGATCTTTATTTAGACCTGGAAATATTACTGTTGTAGTAGCTAGAGCTGGAGTGGGAAAAACTCAGTTTTGCATGGACTTCTGCACAAAAGTTTCAGCGCTTAATAGTAATGTTCCAATTTTACACTTTGACAATGGAGAAATGAGTAAAGAAGAATTAATAATAAGACAATGCTCGGCTTTGTCAGGCGTACCCATGCACTTGCTTGAAACAGGCAGATGGAGACAAGCTGGAGATGAAGTAATAGCTAAAGTCAGAAGCACATGGGCTAAAGTAAAAGATTTTAAATTCTACTACTATAACGTAGCTGGCCACAGTATAGACAGCATGCTTAATATTATTCGCAGGTTTTATTACTCTGAAGTTGGAAGGGGCAACTCAATGCTCTTTAGTTTTGACTATATTAAAACTACATATGAAAGGCAGGGCGGGGCAAGTAGCTGGGAAACGGTCGGCAGAATGGTTGATAAATTCAAACAATTAATACAAAAAGAATTATGCTTCAATGGAAAACCTACAGTTGCAATGCTTACAAGCGTACAAAGTAACAGGTTGGGTATCACCAATAATAGAAGCGCAGATAACGTTATTGACGATGAAAGTATAGTGTCTCTATCAGACCAAATAACCCAGTTTTGTTCTCACTTATTTTTATTGAGGCAAAAAACTATGGATGAAATTCAAGAAGAGCCAGAAAACTTTGGAACTCATAAATTAATATGCCTAAAGTATAGATGGCTGGGGAAAGAAGTTCACAGGGCGCTTCAGCCAGTAGAAATGCCAGACGGAAGCAAGAAAAAGAATTACATTAATCTTCATATGGAAAACTTCTCTCTAGAAGAAAGAGGTGACCTCCAAGATATGATAGACCACATGCAGTCCGCTGGAGTCGGAGCATTAATGGAGCTAGGGGAAGAGGTGCCAATCTATAATGAACCCTGAAAAAATTAAAGACTCTCTTTTGCAATTAGGGTATAAACTAGCTGACCGCGGATCATATTGGCAAACAAATGCTTTATTCCGAAACGGTGACAATAAAACGGCTATTCAAATTTACAAAAATACAGGAGTTTGGAAAGACCACGTTCAAGACAGCTCTTTCTCTCCATTTAAAAGGCTTGTAGAAATAACACTTGGAACTAATGACCCTAATTCCGTAAAACAATATATAGAAGAAGATAATCTCGGATCTAATTATAATAAAGTAACATCCTCAGAAAAACTAGAAATGGAAGAAATATACCCAGAAAATTGCCTCGAAAGGCTACTACCTCATTATAAATTTTACAATGACAAAGGTATTTCAACGGAAACTTTGCAACATTTGAAATGTGGTTACGCAACAAGTGGCAAATTAAACAATAGATTTGTTTTTCCAATTTATAACGAATACAATCAAATTCATGGATTCTCCGGAAGAGATATGTATGTATCGGGAGATCGTCCGAAATGGAAGCATGTTGGCAGAAAGAAAGGTTGGATTTATCCATTATATGTAAACGAGAAGACTCGCGATGCAATCAATGAATCGGGACAGGTTATTTTTGTAGAAAGCATAGGCGATTTATTAAACCTACATGAGCACGGATATAATAATGTTCTCGTAACTTTTGGATTAGATGTATCAACAAAATTAATATGCTCAACATTATCATTAAATGTAAATCAAATAGTTTTATCTTTAAATAATGATATTAATTCTGACAGAAATAGAGGATTAGAAGCTAGTATTAAAAATTATTTAAAATTATTAAACTACTATGATCCAGAAAAAATTTGCATATGCTTACCTACTGCAAAAGATTTTGGAGATATGAATGATGAACACTTTAATAAGTGGCAAAATAAACTATCATCACTTGATACAAAAACACAACAATCTTTTATATTAGAAAAAATAAATCAAATACATAAATCATTGCCAAAGACTTTATTAAAAAACAAAAAAATCATAAACAATGAGTGAACTAACAAAGCTTTCGGCAAGTAGAATTAAAACTGCACAAACATGTAGCTGGACTTATTGGTGCAATTATAAATTAAAACTTCCTGACTCAGGAAACGATGGATCAAGTAGGGGAACAATTTGCCACAATGTATTCGAGCTCCTCGGAGACAAACACAAACGCGAATATAATAAAATAATAAAAGACGGAACAATCTGGAACACTAAAGTTGTTGCATCTCAAGTCAAAAAAGAAGCCGAAGAACTTAATGTCAACGATCAAGAAAACCTTGATTTGATTGACGAAATGATTGTTAATGGATTACGATGTGATTTTTTTGGGGATGAAAACGAAAAACCTGCACTGGCAGAATCAGAACGCTTTTTTGATCTAGAAATTGACAAGCCTGAACTAGGAATAAAATACGCAATTCGCGGATATATCGACAAGCTATTCGTATACAAAGACAATTCAGTAATCATTCGAGACTTTAAAAGCAGTAAATCCGTATTTAAAGGAAAAGAAATAACAGACAATTTACAAAATCTGATATATTGCCTAGCAGTAAAACATTTAATGCCAGAAACAGAACCTCAAAGTGAATTTTTATTTTTACGCTTCGACCTCGAAACAGACCTTTTAGGAAGCACAGGTAAGGGTCGATTAAAAATGGACAAAATTAGCGATGAAGAATTGGAAGGTTTTGAGTATCAATTAACACAATTCCAAAACTACCTTGACAATTTTGATGAAGAATCTGCAAAAAGCAACCTTGCCGCAAAACAAGATTACCCTAAAGACGGAACTTTTGGCGGCCCTCTTGCGTGTGGAAAAGATGGCTATAAAATGTCTCGAGGGCAACCCGTTTTAGATAAAAATGGAGAACCAATAGTCGCATTCATTTGTCCATTTAGAAAGCCTCGAGAATATTGGGCCCTAAAAGATTCTTCTGGGAATCTAAAAAAAACAGCGTTTATTGAAAATAAACACGAACTTGAAGTTGAAGAAGGTGATAAAATTATTAAAATGAAATACGATGGATGTCCCCACTGGCAAAATAAACAGAAATTAGATGACTTTTTAGATGGTTAAAACAATAACGGCAACAGGAATAATTGTTAAATTTGGAAACCTAGCCCTACTAGGCAGAAGGTCTAAAGATTGCCAAAGCTTAAATGGCTATTGGTCAATGCCTTGTGGTATGATAGACCCAGGAGAAACTCCGCTTGAAGCGGTTAAAAGAGAATTTTTTGAAGAGACAGATATTAAACTTTTCACAGAAATAAAACCACTGACAACTTTTGAGATGGAAGATGGAAATTATTTTCAAGTTTTTTATACAGAAATTGAATCACTCATATATCCGAGTGAAAAAGCAAAAGATGCGTTAGAACATGATGAGTGGGGGTTCTTTCGTATAGATAACAACACACTCCCAAATCCAATAACAAAACAAACAAAAAAATCAATTTTAATGTTAAAATGAAAAAAATTATAGTAACAGGAGTAACCGGACAAGACGGCAGTCACATGGTTGACTATTTATTAAAGCATACGGACTATGAAATATATGGAGCCGTTCGAAGATTAAGTGTTAAAAACCACGAGAATATTTTGCACTTAGAAAACGAACCGAGGTTTAAGCTGATCAACATGGACCTAAATGATGCGCATAGTATGCGTGATGTAGTAATCGATCTGCAACCTGATTATTTTATCAATTTTGCAGCTCAGTCTTTTGTTGCAGGAAGCTGGGATTACCCGATTCAAACATGGGACACAGATGCAGATGCAGTGCTTCATATTCTCGAATCAATTCGAAGATTTGCTCCAAACTGTAGATTTTATAACGCTGGATCCTCTGAAGAATTTGGAGATGTAATTTACAGCCCTCAAGATGAAAAACACCCCCTTAGACCTCAGAGTCCATATGGCGCAGCTAAATGTGGAGCGAGACACTTAGTCAGAGTTTACAGGGAATCATATAATTTATATGCAGTTCAAGGTTGGCTTTTTAATCACGAAGGATCTCGAAGAGGTTTAGATTTCGTAACTCGAAAAATTAGCAACTCCGTTGCAAGAATTAAGCTCGCAATCGAAAATAAAAAACCAATTCCAGTTTTAAAACTTGGCAATCTTGAAGCGAAAAGAGATTGGAGTGATGCAGAGGATTTTATGGAAGGGGTTTGGTTAATGCTAAACCAAAAAACACCCAAGAATTATGTCTTGGGTAGTGGCGAAATGCATACAGTAAGAGAATTTTTAAATAAAACACTTGAATATGCAAATATTGATTTTACATCCTCTGGATCAGAAGATAATGAAAAATATCACACCTTAGATGGAGAGTTGATTTTTGAAGTTGATCCAAAATTTTATCGACCTGCAGAAGTTCACGAATTGTGTGGAGATTGTAGTCTTGCAGAAAATGAAATGGGATGGACGCGAAAAACTGATTTTCAAGGCCTAGTTCGCAAGATGTATCAAAATGATTATATGCAATTAAGTAGATGAAAGAAAAGAAAATTTTTGTAGCAGGCCATAATGGAATGGTCGGCTCAGCCGTTCTTAAACATTTAACTAAAAATGGTTATAAAAATTTATTAACAAAAACTCGCAGGCAACTTGACCTAACGAAACAAAAAGATGTAGAGTCTTTTTTCTGCCGCGAAAGACCTGATGCAGTTATTATCTGCGCTGCAAAAGTTGGAGGCATTCTTGCCAATAACACATATCGCGCAGACTTTATATATGAAAATTTACAAATAGCAAGCAACATTATACATTCCTCCCACAAGCTTAATGTACAAAAATTAATCAATTTAGGCAGTTCATGTATTTACCCTAAAGACGCAGATATACCAATTGTAGAAGAAAGTTTATTAACTGGAGTATTAGAAAAAACAAATGAACCATATGCAATTGCAAAAATAGCAGCAATTAAATTATGTGAAAGTTATTATGAGCAATATGATAGAAATTTTTATTCAATTATGCCTTGCAATATGTATGGGCCGCGAGATAACTTTGATCTAAAAAGTTCGCATGTTCTTCCTGCGCTAATTAGAAAAGTTCATGAAGCGAAAGAAAATGGCGCGAAAACGATTGAAGTTTGGGGTTCAGGGAAACCGTTGCGGGAATTTTTATATGTCGATGATTTGGCAGAAATGTCGACACGTTGTCTAGAATCTGTCGATGCAATCGACGTATACGAACAAGGAATCTCTCACCTTAATTGCGGATCTGAAGATGAAGTCTCTATTCTTGAATTAACAAATATAATACAAGATGTCGTCGGCTATACTGGCGAGATTGTTTTCGACAGCTCAAAGCCTGATGGCACTTACCGAAAAAAAATGAACAATAGTCGAATGATTAGCATGGGGTGCGTACCAAAACATACATTAAAAGAAGGGTTAGGAAAAACATACAAATGGTACTTAGAAAATAAACAAAAATTTGTGTAATAAATAGCTATGGAAAACGAATCAAATTCTGCAAAACGTCCCGGACCGAAAAGTTCGGCTCAAACTCCAGCGAAAAAATCCGAGCAAAAAAAGGGTTCAAGTAAAAACAAGCCAGGTAGTGCTGCCGAAAAAGGAAGTGAAATTACTTTTTCTGATCGCGTGCTTGAGTCGCTCAAGATGAAAGTGAAAGAGCATAACTCAAAATCTAGCAAAAAAGTTACTTTATCTCAGCTCAAAAAAATATATAGACGTGGTGCAGGAGCATTTTCCTCAAGCCACAGACCTGGCAAAAGCAGGGGTCAGTGGGCAATGGCTAGAGTTAATATGTTCCTTAAAATGGTTCGCGGCGGAAAAGTAAAAGATAGCTACAGAAAAGCAGATCAAGATGTAGCAAAAGCTTCTGCGGCAGTTATGATTGATGATGGAATTAGAGATGAAATGAATCTCTTTACCGAAGAAGACTTTATTGCTGCAAAATTAGATATTCATAATTATCAACTTCAAGAAGATCCAGAATTTACAGATGAAATGTGGAGCACAATATTTATTGATGTGGATAAACTTGGCTTTGAAGAGTATGTTGACGAAGAAAGCTGGGCTGCAGAAGCTAATAAAGGTAAAAAATTAAACAAGCCATTTCGCACTCCAGGTGGACCTAAAAAGTTTTCTGTTTATGTTAAAAACGAAAAAGGAAATGTTGTTAAAGTAAACTTTGGCGACCCAAATATGGAGATTAAGCGCGATGATCCAGGTCGCCGCAAGAATTTTAGAGCTCGCCATAATTGCGCAAATCCAGGGCCAAAAACAAAAGCCAGATATTGGAGTTGCAAAATGTGGAGTAAAAAAAGCGTCACAAAGATGACGAAAGGTGAAGAAGTTGAATCAGAGGACGAATCAGAAGCTGGCCTGAGGGACAATATCCGCGAAAAGAAAAAACGCATGGGTAAAAATTACAAGCCAGCAAAACCAGGCAGCAAAGATCGCCCAAGTAAAAAAGCTTGGAAAAAAGCTCAATCTGCAGACGAAGAAAAAGATTTTGAACCCCACATGATGTATGATCCAAAAACAGGAAAAGGTGTTGAAGCAAAAACATACAAAGATCATCTAGCATTAAAAGAAAAAGGTTATACTCACAAAAAACCTGCTGAAGGCGGGCATCACGAAAAAAAATAAGTCATGGCAGGTGCACAAAGTTTTAATAAAACATTACTAACAACAAGTAATAATCATGTCAACAATAGACACAATAGCAAATAGACCAACATCAGGAATGGCAGCGGGAGACGCGTACTTTGAAACATCAAGTGATAAAATCGTTGTGTGGACCGGCACTGCTTGGACAGAAATCGCTTCAGATAATGCGCCTGCTAGCTTTACTAATACTTACAGCGTAAACTTTGACGGTACGAATGATTATGTAGAGTTATCAGCTGCTCCTTCCACCGATTTTAATTTTGGTACTGGAGAGTTTGGTCTAAGTATGTGGGTAAATGCTATTA